TTATACTATTATATATATACAAACTAACTACGACTCATATTGGATAATATATATGTAACAAATAAATACTAAACAATTAAATAAATTAACTATGTCTACATTAACTACTAAAAGATTCGTAATCAGAAAATCATTAATCGGAAAAAATACTATCATTACATTTACTACTAAAAAAGGTACATTCACTTACGATCACGATGCAGTATACTCTATCAATCAAGAGAAACTAGAAACTATGGAATGTTTCCAAAAGTATGGTAACTACACTAACAGTAATAACTTACCTACATGGGCGCGACTTACAGACTAAATACTGTACTTGTTGGATAATATAAATGTAACTAATAAAAATAATACTATGTTAAAATCAATTACCTTTAAAATAGATGAAGATAATGACATCTATGAAATCACTATCAACAATGTAACTTATACACTTGATGATATATATGAGTCAGAATACTCACAACTATTTGATGAACTAAATTTACTAATAGATAAATACTAATTATGGAAATTATACATGATATTACAATACTAATTATACTTGGAATTACATTACAATATATTGAAAAGTGTATTGTACACTCAAAGAAGTGATGG